CATAATCCAGTTGTAATTGATAAAACATTAAATATTTTATTAAAAAAATTAACGCCAAAAGCTATTGTTTGTCATGATTCATTTTCAGCACTTTCGATTAATCCGCATGAACTAAAAGATCCATTTATTTTAGCTAAAAGAGAAAAAGATGGAACTAATTCGCTAAAAGACGAAATAAATAATATGCTTAATTTCTTTGAAAAAATAAAACAATATAATGTTATTATCGTTAGGAGTAATCATGATGATATGTTAGATAGATTTCTAAAAACGGATTGGAGAAGTGGTTCTACCATGAAGAATTCTGAAGAATATATGAAATTTAGTTTATTAACTTTAACAGGAAAAGCAAAAAATGGTATTATACCATATGTTATTAATGAAAGATTTCCGAATTTTAAATGTTTATCAAGAGATGATTCTTATAAAATAGGTAATTTTGAAATATCTCAGCATGGTGATTTAGTATATAATAATGTTAAAGGAGGTATTGAACAATTTAGAAAACTTAATCAAAAATATATTATTGGTCACTCACATACCCCATCTAGACGAGATGGCGCTTTATCAGTTGGAACAAGTACATTCTTAAAATTAAGTTATACTAGTGGACTAACTAACTGGGCAAATTCTCATGTCATTATTTCAAATGGCAAAGCTCAGCATATAATTTTTGTTGGTGAAAATGCAGAATTTACAACTTTTGAATAATATATTATGTTTGATCCAGTTATAAAATGGAGCGGAAGTAAAAGATCTCAATCCGAAGATATAATAAAATATTTTCCAAAATCTATTGATACATATTATGAGCCATTTTGTGGCGGATGCTCAGTTTTAAGGAGGGTATTTGATAGTGATATATCTGTAAATAATTATGTATGTAGTGATATAAATAATGATTTAATATCATTATGGAATGAAGTAAAAAATAATCCAGTTTTAATATATAATCATTATAAAGTTTTATGGAATGAATTAAATAGTGATAATAATAACATTAGAAGAAAAGAATACTTTAATAATATTAAAAAAAGATTTAATGATGAAAAATCTCCATTAGATTTTATGTTTATAATGCGTACAACTACTAATGGTATGCCTCGTTATAATAAGAATGGTCATTTCAATAATTCATTTCACTTTAGTCGTCCAGGTATAAACCCAGAAAAATTATTAAATATAATTAATGAATGGAGTTATTTTTTAAATAAATTCAATGTTCAATTTATATGCTGTTCTTACAATGATATTATTGCAAAAGAAAATGATTTTATGTATTTAGACCCACCTTATGCTAATTCAAATGAAATGTATTATGGTATTTTCAATCATGAAGATTTATGGAATTGGCTAAGAAAAACTAAAGCTAAATATGTGTTATCTTTTAACGGAAAAAGTGGAAATATTGATAAGACATACGATGTACCTAAGGATATATATCGTGATCATAAATATATAATAAGTGGAAATTCAAGTTTCAAAAGGATTCTTGGAAATTCAAATAATTCAATTGTTAGTGAAAGTTTATATATTAATTAATTATTATAATGCACTATATTGCAAATATTATAACACAAAATCCCATTAAAATAGAAGAATTTATAAAAATTTCTAATAATTTTAATGATATAGATTTAACGCTTCCCACCCTTATTATAGGATGGGATTTTGTTAAATCTTTATTTCCAGATAAACATTTAAGTATTTTAGATGATAAAATATCTGAAAATTTATATTGGACGTTTTCTAAACATGAAAAGAGAACAATTTATGAAGAATCATTAAATAAATTTTATAATTTAATAATTAAAAATATTGATAATAATATAAAATATTATTACTGTAATATTTTAACTATGCGTTATAATATGGCAAAAAAATTAATATTATTTTTTAATTCTGACGTTGATAAAGATATTTATATAAGTCAAACATCGTTTGTATATACTTTTTGTAAAGATTTTATAATAGGCTTTTCATTATATGATTTGGAATATATTGGAGTAAAAAGAAATAAAGTATTACATATGCTTTATAATAATAAGTGTAATGATATTTTTTATGATACCTCATTTTTATCATCTAAAATTAAAGAAATATCATATTCCAATAAAATCATAATACCTTATATACATTCGCTTAATAAATAATTTATTGTAAATATTATATAATATAATGCAAAATTCAAACGTATTATTAGCAACTTTTATGCCCAAAAACACAACAGAATGGTTTTTACGATTTTTAAAAAATAAATTTAATATAAAAAAAGAAAATGTCTATATATATGAAATAGAAAACAATGATTTTGAATATGTTATAACATATAATTTAAAAAAAGACGGGCATATAAATTTTAAACATTATTTTGAAAATGCCACGCCAGTTAATCTAAAAAATGGTTGTATTTTTTCAATTAATGCCTTAAATAAATTAATTGAAATAGATAGTGGATTAGAAAAAGGTAATGTAGATTATCAAACGTATAAAATAGATTGGAAAAAATATAAAAATAAATTATTACTTTTATCTAAAAATAATGATTTAATAATTCATAATATAAAAAAAATCAGAATTAATTCTTAGTTTTTTTTTATTTATAATGATATTTATATTAATAAATATTATATGAAAAAATTTATAATACGTAATAATATCAAAGATCATTTAATTTTTTTTAACAATTTTATTGTTAAAAAAGAAACGGCAGAAAATAAAGAATCTTTTCATGATGATAGTGAGGTTATTGTAGATAATAATCTAAATTTTCATGATGATAGTGAATCTATTATAGAAGATGATTCACTCTTGCCTAAAAATAAGAAAATTAATAAGAAAAAAAATGAAAATGAATAATGAATTAGAAAGCAAACTGGATTCTATAATCGGTATTGATGGATTGCCAGAAGAAGAAGCAACAATTATTAGAGTTAAAAAAGATAATGGTTTATTGGAAAAATCACCCAGTAAAATTATATTAATTGAAGATAACCGTCAAGTTTTAACAGATTAACTAATATGAAAAATGATACAAAAAAGATTGTAGAAGAGGCCAGAAAGCGTTTTTTTCAAATCAATGAATATACATTTAAAGGTGGTTCTTTGCAAGAAGATGACACTCAAGAAGAAGCTCAAGAAGATGATACAATTACACAACAACCTGAAATGTTTCAAAATACAAATGAGCCAGAATCAACACCACCTCCAATACCTAACGATCCAATATCAGACAACACGGAGGAGATAGATGTTACTGAACTCACAGATGCACAAGATGATATTGAAAATAAAGTAGACAAAATGTCAAATAGCTTTAATAAACTTTTTGTGTATCTTGATAAATTAGAAAGTAAGGTTGATAGTATAATTAATCATTCTAATAAATTAATTTCACAAACCAATATAAAAATTGATGATTTAAAACAAGAAATTAAGAAAAGAATTCCAACAGAAATAGAAAAATTAAATTTACGTTCATTGGATTCTGCTCCATTTACTCAAAAGCCAAATGAATATTGGGATGAAAAAAATAGAGAAGGTAGATATGACGCATATTCAAACAATGAAATAAACCCATCAAAAGAAGATGATAATAAAAAAGAATATGTTTTAACACAGGATGAAATTGACAATGAGCCAATAAATCCTAGTCAAATTTTGAAAACTTTATCACACAGTAATCTTAATGCAAATTTGAAAGATATTTTGCGATATTGAATAATTTCTTTATAATATTTTTACAAATATTTAACACATTTTATTTTGATTTTTAATAAAAAAAAAGTATCTTTGTAATATAAAATAGTAATTATATTGCAAAGATATTTTTATTTATATAATATTTTATTTATAACAATTTTTAAAATTAATTTTTATGGAAAATTTAAAATCATCAAATTATAATATTAATATTGATGAACTAGAAGCATTTTTTTTAAAGAATAAAGAAGAGAAGCAAAAAGAAGAAGAATTAAAAGATCTTCAAAAAAATCGTAAATTTATTCAATATGATGCAAGAAACTACTTAGATGTTACTCTACCTGGCAAATCAACAGAAAAAACAATTAGATTCAGACCATTGCCTTTTGATCCAGAAAATAATATTAATGTACCATTTTACAAAATATATTCGCATGTAGTAAAAAAGGGAAACGATTATAAATATTATACTTGTTTAAAACACACAGAAGGTATTGATCATTTGGGATTAGGAAGAGAATGTCCTTTCTGTACTATCATTGAAAACACAAAAGAAGAGCTAAAAACCGTAAAAGATGAAATAACAAAACAAAAATTAAAAGACATTATTTGGGAATTTAGAATATTTGAACAGTGGTTAATGAGGGGTATTGATAGAGATAACGAATCAGATGGTCCTAAATTATGGCGTTTTAATAGTAATTCTAAAAACAAAGGAAATTATGATAAAATGATTCAGCTTTATAATGATAGAAAAAAAGAATCTGAAAGAAAACATAATGTTCCATATAATATATTTGACATTCATGAAGGAAAAGATTTAAATATTACAATTACAAAAAGTGTTAATAGTGCTGGAAAAGTGGAAATTGGAGTATCTCAAATTACCGATTCTAGCGACAAATCTCCAGTCTCAGAAGATCCAGAACAATTAGAAAGATGGCTTACCGATCCAAGAAAATGGTGGTTACTTTTACCCCCTAAGCCACTTGATTATTTGAAAATAGTAACAGTTAAGGGAACTCCTCAGTTTGTAAAAGAATATGGTGTATTTGCAGATAAAGA